GCATCTAAGCGTATGGCCGGGGACATTAGAAAATCTATTGGAAATCAGTTAAAGGCTTTGCAATCAGCATTACTGGAAGTTGGCTTTAGATTTTTAGAGGCTTTTGTTGGAAAAGGTGAAGGTGGTATTGTCAAATTAACAGATGCAATTCGGAAATTCGATGTGAAGCCAATAGTTGAAGGAATTAAATCGATTGCTACGCGTATTAGTCAAGCCTATGATGGAATAAAGATTTTCAGTGAAGCTTTATATGATATGAGGTATATTCTCGGTACTGTTGCGGTTGCGATTGGGGTCGTTAAAGCAGCTCAATGGGCGTGGAATATAGCAATGATGGCCAATCCAATTGGTCTCATAATTGTTGGAATTGCTATTTTAATTGCTACGATAGTTATTCTATCTAATAAATGGGAATCATCGACTGCTACAATTGAAATGTCGGTAATGCGATTGGTAGATCTTGTTATTGGACGTTTTGAGGCTGCAAGAGATGCTATTCTCGGATTTGTTAATGATATAATACAAGGAATCAACGCTGTATTTGGAACAAAAATTGAGCCATATGTTATCCCGGACGAATCTGCAAAGATTGAACGACAAAATAATCTAATAAAAGCTCATCAAAAACTTTTGGCTGGCGCGGTTAAAGATTCTGAAGAATTGCAAAAAAGAGCGCTTGCGGTTGGCGAATCTTTGCGAGGTCAGCAACGCGCGGCTGAATATCGCAGTTATCAGACCACACAAGAGTATCAAACTGAATTCGCGTCGGTCGAACAGAGCATTGATCCAGAGTTACTGAGACAACAAATCAGTTTTTTAGGAGACATTAATCTCAGAAACGCGCCAAAGGGCACGACATTCGAAGGCAAAACGAGGGGTGCGCCACCAATCAAAACCGCAGTGCTCGGAGCAAATCCATGATCGAGGGATATGTCATCGTTATCTTGGTCGTAATAGTTGTTGTCGCCACGATTTATGACCACTATCGAGGTAAGCGATGACCTGGATCAATCGACTTAGGCCAAAAATCAAACTAGTATCTCCAGACGGTAATGAGTTTGAAGCGTTTTGGCGCGAGTCAGATCGTGAGATTACAAAAAAACTCGGAGTGTTCGATTATCCCGGCGTCCGGGGATCAGTAGTCCAAGACCTTGAAGCGAGTAGTGATCGATATTCCATTCCTTTTTCGTTTGCCGGGCCTGACCATGACGATGAGGCGTTTCGGTTCATGTTGTCTTGTCGGGAACGTGGCCAGTGGTCTGTGACGCATCCATTTGAGGGATTCCTCGGGCTCCAATTGGTTTCGATCACAAAAGTCGATCGGCCGATAGAAGCTGGGAATATCACGAATTTTACATCAGAATGGATTGAACCAATCGACGAAAACACATTGCAAACTGCGTCCGAATTGGCTGGGCTCGTTGGTAATCAATACAATAATCTGAATATTGGATCGGCGAGTCAATTCGCGAATAATATTGATGTTAGTAATGCAGCATTGAAATTTTCAGTGACTCAAACAGTTGGGAAAATTATCAATGCCGTCAATAAAGTTTTGGGTCCAATATCCGAATTAAATGACGCAGTGTTTTCATCCCAACTTGCGATTCAGCGGGGAATCCAGGACACTCTGTTTGCGACGGTTTTTAAGCCTCTGTCTCTCGCTGGGCAGATTCAAAACTTGATCCAAGGGCCCTCGCGGTCACTGCAAGATATCAAATCCCGTCTATCGGCCTATGGCAGCCTGGCGTCTGAGATGTTTGGGTTATCTCCGTCTCGGCCGACAACGGCCGGTAAAAACGTCGTAGCGACGCAGGAATTGGCTCTTAGTGCGGTCATTGCGGCGAATGCGCTCATCTCTGTGACCGGGCCTCAAAAACCTGACGTGCCTGTGATAGGAGGCTTACAGAGTAGGGCGCAGGCGGTTGGATTTGCTGTTGACCTCAGAGATCGATTCATTGAGATCACTGATAATCTCGATTTGACGCAAAAACTTTTTGAGGACGAAGATATTGATTATCAATATTTTTCGCAATCGGAGTCATTTACTGACGCATTTTTACTGACTACAACCGCCCAGCGGTATTTTTTATTGTCGGCGTACAATTTGAATGTAGAAAAACGGTTTCGATTACGAAAGCCAAAAACCCCATTGCAAATTGTCGGCGAGGAGTACGGGTCGTTCGGTGATAACGCAGACGAATTGATTGATCTTTTTATTTATTCAAATAATCTTCGCGACACTGAAATTCTGTTTCTGCCGGCAGGCCGAGAGGTGTTGGTTTATGCCTAAAGCCACGCCAGGAATCCCTTATACGATCGTTCCAGGGGACACGCTGTCAGATATTGCCAATCAGGCATACGGCGAAGCACGCCGATGGCGCGAGATCTGGGCGGCGAATCAATTCGTGTTGCGGTCTGGCGATCCCAATTTGATTTTTCCTGGTGAGACGATCACAATTCCAAAAATCCCCGAGTTGGAAATCCAAAAAAATGCCGATTTACCCGGAAAATCAATCGACGATTTTACCGTTGTTGTCAATGATCGAGAATTGGTTGTTAGTGCGGCGAATGCTATTCGAACGATGGATACTGGCTCGGATGCTTGGACAGCGACGATTGTCTATAATGTAGATAATATTGCATTGCGAAATTTAATTCGGCCATATGGATACAATCCAACATCGGTTTACGTCGGTGGTCGATTAATGATTACTGGTTATTTGTTCGATTTAAGCATATCGGTCACTAACAATGAAATTAAAAAAGATTTAGAGGGATTTTCTGCTACAAAAAATATTGTAGACTCGAATCCGCCTAAATCGAATCATGAATTTAATAATGTAACCCTGGATCAAATAGCAAAAACGCTTGTCGAGCCCTTTCAAATTCCGGTTGTATTTAATGAGGATCCAGGTGGGCGGTTTAAACGAGTAACGATCAAAAAATCGGAAAAGATTTTCGATTTTCTCGCGAAATTAGCAAAACAAAGAAAATTACTCGTTACGTCGACGGCAAAAGGCGAATTGCTTTTTACACGAGCTAATACCGAATCAAAACCAATTGGGACGCTGCAGGTTGGATTACCGCCATTACGAAATTTGAGCACTAAATTCTCAGGATCGAATCGATTTAGTGGATACAAAGCAGTCGCAAAACGTCGAGGTAGCTCGACAAAAGAGGCAATTAGTAAAGATACCAATGTACCAATTAGTCGATTTATGACATTTCAAGCCGATGATTCTATTGCCGGTGATACTCAAGCCGTTGCTGATTGGCAACGGTCAAAGCAAATCGCAGAGTCATTGTCCTTTAAAGCGCCGGTCTCAAGTTGGTATGGGCCTGATGGAAATTTGTGGACTGAGAATACGATCATCACAATCCAGTCGGAGGAATTGTATATCCCGGACGGATTTAATTTTTTAATCAAAACGGTTGAGTATAAATTCGACTCAGATGGCCGAACGGCTGAACTAGATCTAGTACCACCGCAAGTTTACACCGGGGAAGTAGTAGACGAGCCATGGTTGGCGTGATATGATGGGATTGCGATGCTAATAGGACGCGTTACAGGATTCGAGGTCGGAAAAAATCGTGAAAACGAGGACGATGATGTCATCCTGTTGCAAGTCGAAATGGAAGAGGATGGGGATATCCAGACCGTTGAGCTGTTTGGGTCTGGGGGTAGAGACTATGTGCCACCGATCGATTCCAAAGTTGTTGTGCTTGACGTCTCGGATGCTATGCAAATTGCGGTTGCGGTTAGCGACGGCGTGACGCCGGACTCAGATGAGGGCGAAATAGACCTCTACAGTGTCGAGCAGTTTGGTGGGCCTCGGAAAGCTCGTGTTAAGCTCCTGGCTAATGGCAGTCTTGAGCTAAACAACGGCGGTCCAGCGGCGGCACGAGTAGGGGATACGATCAAAGTGGACGCGACGACAGACCCAGCATTATTCGCATGGTTTGCTGCTGTTGGTACCGCCACGGGAACAACCCCACCGACATCGATAACCGGTAAGATCACGACGGGTTCGGGTACTGTGGAGATAGGCGACTAATGACTAAAAACATTTACCAAGGCGATCCCCGATTGTTTATGGATGAGTCCGGCGCTTACCTCAAATTCGAAAATGGGCAACCTGTCATGGATGCAGGACTCGCGAATACAGCGACAATCCCATTATTTACGCGGCGGCTGTCGAAAGATAATAAAAAACCGTGGGTTGGAAACCTGGTATTTGACAACACTGATTATCACATGGGCTCGGATTTTTTGGATGGTTTCGAAAGGCCGATTACGGTTGGTCGGTTGGAAGATGACAAACAGCGCGCTGAGAAAGCAGAACAGTTTTTTATCGATCAAAAACTTGCGAGCGATGTGACTGTCACTGTAACAAATCCGAGCACATACCGGATCGATGTACGAGTGCAAATCACACCGCCGGATCTCGATCTTGCGTTTGTACTCAATGGAGCTAATTGGATTATCCAAGGGGATAGCGAGGTGCCGCCAACGCCTCCTGAGCCTGTCGATTATGGATTCGGGACGTATCAATTTTCAAATGAGGAATTTGGGGAAGGGCCATGACGAGATTTACGACTGGTTCGGTGGTAATACCATATCCAGATTATAAAGAGAAACCCTATGATGCCACGATCCAAACGACGTTTCAGACAACGGCGGACGAGATAGCGGCTGTCGCCGCTGGAACAGTCCAACTTATCTATAATACGATCGGTACGGTCTCAGCGCCCGGAGAACTGCGTCAGAATGAGGGGACACCTGGTAGCTATGCGTTGGCTAAGGGTTTTTGGGTTGCGAACGACGGAGGTCATGGGTTTTTTTCGTGGATCGTTGGTAGTGCTATAGACGACGGGTTTTCAATTATAGTTCCGATAGGGACCCCAAGCGGATACTGGAAAAGACTCTATCAAGGTAATGTCATCAATGCTCGTTGGGCTGGAGTTGATTCAGCTGCTGCGGATAGCGCACCTTATATCAGTACAATCGTGACCGCATTGGGATCAGATACTGGGGCTATTTATTTTCCGAATGAACCCGGGTCGACGTCGACAACTTATGTAATTGGGACAAACCTTACTATCCCGAGTAACATTTCAGTTTTCGTAGAGCGTGGGGTTATATTGTCTGTTGACGCGTCAATTGCTCTAGTAATCAACAGCACTATTACTGCTGACCCCTATCAGATATTTGCAGGTAGTGGGACAGTTACCATTGGCGGCGGAACTGGCTGGTCGAACTGGTTTGCTACGATTAATGCCGGAATAAATAGTGGTCTTGATAAGGTAAAAACAAAATCCGGTGTATATCAAGAGACAGCTACAGTAGATGTTCCCTCTGATGTCAATTGGGACTGTGAGAGGGCCTCTTTTAATTCAGATTCTGGCGTTGTAATCAGGCCAACTTCCGCTGTTAATAGAGCTGTAAAAATGTACGGTAGTCATTATCTAAAGGTCAAAAATTTGACAATTGATATGGCTAATATGTCTGATGTGCAGTCTGTTGGTCCAGCAACTACAATTTCGTTTGCTACAGCGGCAGATGGAGGTACAATTTCTGATTCTGGTAATGGATTAGGTGGTTTTAATCAGGGTGAATTAATTGGTGTAACTGGATCAACTAGTAACGACGGAACTTATATAATATCTACTGTTGCAGCTGGATCTATTTTTGTAAAAGGACCGCCGTTGGTTAATGAGTCAGCGGGGGCATCTATAACTCTAAATGAGGGGGCAATTGGTCTCCGTTTGCAAGGATCACGTCGTGCGATATATGAGTTCGTGCAAGTAATTCATCCCGGACAAAAACACGGTTGGAGTGCTGCTCATGTGACCCCGCAGAGTCCGACTATTTTTTCGTCTTATTACAATTTGTTTTTGCGATGTGGATTTAAATCTGTAGGTGGAGCTTCGCCTAGATATGGCAATGGATTCACTGCGTCTTCGGTTGGTATAGGCACGGTTACAAATAATACTTTAGTTGAGTGTGAGATACAGGCCTGTGATATAGATTATCTATTCGCTAGTACTGGATCAGGAGTTATGCTTGTCAATTGCAATGGTGAGTCGGCGAATAAGTATGGATGTTATGTAACCGATGTGCCTAGCGCGGATTCGACGGCAGTTAAAGTACTTGGCGGCGAATGGGATAATTTTGGTGCAGGAGAGCCAGGAGCTTTATTCGTTTGGCAATCAACTGCGAATAGTGGATATGACGATAATGTTTTATATGATGTATATGGTAAAGTATTTAACGCTCCGATACGAGGTGACTACTATATTGGCAAGGAGACAATAGTCAATGATTTAATAGCTAATGATACTCTAGATCCGTCGCAGGGAGAACATTTACGTATCGAGGGTGCAAGCGCGGCCATTACGTTAGATACAACGACTCCTATATCCGATGGTGATCGTGGACAGAGGCTAGAATTAATTGGTGGCAGTAATACTAATACAGTCACATTAGTAAACTCAGGTAATGTCCAATTAAGTCAGCCTATATGGTACGGTCGATTACAATCTACAATTAGATTACACTGGTCAAATACCGCGAGTAAATGGATAGAGGACGGTAGGTCTGAAGTAACACCTTTCGCAATTCGATCACGATATAATGCCCTTTTGGCACAACGAGTTGACGAAACTGAATTAACTCTATCCGGCGCAAGTACTTCATGGTCAAGCGCTATCGCTATTGATGACGAAGTAGAGCACGTTGTAGTGCGCGTAACTGAAACGATTACTGGCGCGGGGGTAACTGCGTTTTTAGTTGGCCGTGGTGGAGATACGGATCATTGGGGCAATATCACTAGTCTAACAGCCGGAACACTGTCTTTTCCGCGTGATTATACAGATACTACGCGGTATATAGCTCAATCGACGCAGGACATTATCATAACGGCGGTAGGCGGGACATTTACCGGCGGTAAAGTGCGAATTACCAAATTTTGGAAACATTGTGATCCGCCCGACGCGTAGAGGTTGTTGAAATGGCACTGAAAATTCCGACTGTAAAAGAAGCGACCGAGCAAAATGTTACGACGTTCGAGTCGGAACTTAATCAAACAGTGCCTTTGACGACCCAAGCATTTTTGCGCGTTCTGTCTTTTATTCAGGCTGGTAGTCAAACCCAGTTGTATAAATACGGAGCAGAGCGATCATTACAAAATTTCGCTTTGACTGCTACAGAAATAGATCTCGACCGAATAGGTAACGAGTATGGAGTTGCTCGAAAAGTCGCAGTTGCCGCGGTTCTAGACATTCAGATCGTCGCGACAACGGGTACGATCATTGGACCCACAAACTCATATATCGGCGACAGTAATGGAGTGCGCTACATCCCGGATGCCCAGGGCACAGCGGTCGATGATTTACTCGATCTGACTGTAACAGCTCAGGTAACTGGCGTTGTCGGGAATCTCAGCGTTGGCGCGACTTTGACGATAGAAAGTCCAGTCGCCGGCGCATCGTCGAAGGCAACGGTCACCGCGGTTGATACTCTGGGTACTGAGCGCGAGCTTGACGATTCTTATCGTGAGCGTATCCTCAGTGAGATTCGGACGGTCGGTGGAGGTGGGAACGCTGTAGACTATCGGACGTGGGCCGAACAGACGCCCGGCGTCCGACGTGCCTATCCATATGCCGGTCGGCCCTCGGGAACGTCATATCCCGGGGAACGGACTGTTTATATCGAGGCGGAAACAAGCCTAGATCCAGATGGTATCGCTGATCAAAATCTCCTAGACGCTGCGCGAGATTATATAGATCATGATCCAGATACTGAGCAAACTCGTACTCCGCTCGGATTACCAAATTTAGATGAAGAAACGCTTTGGGTCGAGTCGATTAGTCGAACAGGTATTTACATTGAAATTCGAAATCTGACAGTCGATGTTGATGTTGAAGCTCAACTAAAAAGCGATATTGAAGATTCGCTTTCTGTCTATTTCAGAGCCTTAGGACCTTTTGTTGACGGCGTCGATGTAGAGATTGAGCGCGATGATTCAATCACGTCAATTTCAATTGCAACAATTGTTCAATCTCTTTTTGTCCAATACGGAGCCTATGCGTCTGGGATTGGATTTGGAACATCAATAGGAGTTTTTATCGACTTCTATCAATTAAATCCCGGCGAAAAAGCCAAATTGGAACAGATTACATATATAACGACATGACAGTTGAATATAAAGACATTCTCTCTTCCTTGCTCCCAAACGGACCAATATGGAGACCGGCCGAGGGAAAGGGACTTGATTTATTGCTCGATGCAATGGGTCAAAATGAGGATAGAGTTAGGGAATATTTAGCGTCGTTAGCTAATCTACGCAATCCCGATAGTACGAATTTATTAAGTGATCTCGAAAAAGAATATGGGATAAAAACCAATATTAATATCAGTGAAGAAGATAGACGCTCCCAACTCGCAGCGGTTATGTACGCTAGGCGAGCCAACGGCTCATTGACGTTTTTACAAGAGCAATTGCAACGAGCAGGATTTGATGTTTTTGTATATCATAATGCGCCAGCGGTTGATCCGAATGATATTATCTATGGAATCTCGGATATGTATTGCGGCGAGGCATTAGCGCAATGCGGTGAACCATTGGCTCAATGCGCTTCATTCGACGGCGAGTTAATTGTTAATGGCGACATATTCGATATGTACATCGATTATACTGTCAGATGTGGCGAACCGCTAGCGCAATGCGGTGAGGCGAGTGCCACCGCAGGTGAGTTCTCTGGGGTTGTTCGGGACCGATTCATTTATGAGATCCCGACTGGTGGTGGAACCGAGGTCGAGCGTTGGTGGAATCTGATCTTTTTTATAGGCGGTGATGTCACGCGTGGGGGAAGTGGGGAAATACTTTCATTAGGTTTCGTAGATATACCAATTCAAAATAGGCGAATGTTTAAACAAATCATTCTAAAATACAAACCGATGCACAGCTGGGCAGCGTGTGCGATCAATTGGGTGTAACACATGATAAATTATCAGACAGAATTTAACACAGATGGGGCAGCGTTTCCCGCAACAGCGGCGATAAATGTGTCTACGCCTGGCGCAGGAGACGGTACAGAGTTCATTGCTCTAATGGTTAATGATATTTGGGGTGCGAAACAAGCGTTATTATATGACGCTGGGTTTACGCCAAACGGGTCAAGCGAAACTTACGCAAATTCGCAGATCAGAAACTCGATTAAATACACGTACTCGCCTGTAGGCACGGTATTCATGTCTCATACTCAACAGGATCCTTCCTATTGGGGTTTCCGGTTTTTAGAGCTTGTCGGTCAGGGGATTGTTCGAAACAATTACCCGGAATTGGATACATTTTGTTATGTCGGAGATGGTAATAACGGGACAGCCGATGCTTATTACCGAGCCAATGATGCGGGGGGTTTATCCCGAAGTCCTACTGGCGCATATTTAATTTTGCCCGATATGAGAGGTGTGTTTGTGCGTGGTAGAGACCCGTCTGGAGTAGTGGACCCCCAAGGACCAGTTCGACTTTTTCCAAGTCTTCAAGACCATGCGATGGACTCGCACAATCATGAGTGTTTCTTTACGACCTATACTGGCCAAGGGGTGCGGCAACCGGCTGGATTATTCAATAAAGACGGCGGTGGAGTCGGGTCGTTTGATATAGTCGCAAATATCGCGGGAAGTACTGAGTTAGAGACCTACGGGACTCTAATAGGCACGAATGAATCGACCGAGACTCGACCAACCAATTATCAGGTCAGATATTGGGTGAGGTATTAACATGGACTATTTGCAGTTTTCAGATTTACAATTCAGAGGGAAAAAAATTGTCTCTTTCGTGGGTACTGAGGCTCCAATAGAGCCGATTGAAACCGCCAGACTTGTTAAACCGTTGATTTTGGATTCGGATGAATATAAAAAGCAGCAAGAATTGACAGCAAAACGCGGCGAATTGATGAGAGAACAGCACGAGCTAAATCTTGAATTCAAAAAAAAGTATAATCCAAAATTAAAAAAATACACTGGACCGAAGCACGAAGAATCAAGGATTCAAACGGAATTTTCGAAAAAAGCTGAATTGATCAAGGAACTCGAAATCGAGATCGAGGAAAACGCTAAACTAATTGATCAAAAAACTCTTGAGCTAAGGCACGAGAATAGCGTATGTTCTGCCCCTAGAAATTCAATTTTACTAAATAAAGCGGAATCAAAATCTTGGAGAAAAAAATTAAATGAAACTAATTCCAATGAGTTTCTATTGGAAGATGGGACACTAATTACAAAAAAAGAATTTGAGTTAGATCGAATTTCTCAATTATCAGAAGCAGAAAAGCAGGCCGAGAAAAAAAGCAGACTGGTCGGTGCAGTAGCTCAGGCATCTAAAATGAGAGGCGATTGGGAAATTCAAGGCGTTCCAGATGCACTCGAAAAAGCGCAGAAATGGTATGAAAAGGAAAAACAATTAATTGAGGAGCGATACGCCTAGAGATATTTTAGATTAGGGGGGAGAAAATGGAAAAGTCGGAAATGGCCCCATGGGAAGACGAAAGACAACTTGTATTACATCGGATAAACGAACTGGATAAAAAATTTGATTGGTTTGATGATCGTCTTGAAAAAATGCAACAGGGCATCGATGCTCGCGGAAAACAAATCGATGAATTGCGTGTTGATGTTTTGAAAATCGTCATGGAGGGAAAAGCCGATCTTGGATTGTTCAAAAAGGAATTCCAGTTGAAGAATATTAGCCGAGCCTACCTTGGTACTATTCTAGCCATTGCGACAGCCGTTGCCGGTTATTTCCTCAAAAATCTATTTATGTAATCGATTCTTTGACAATTCTAAAATTCGTTGATAAACTAATGATTCGTTTTTATGCGTCCAATCATATCGAATCGCATGCATTGAGGCCATTAGCGTATCATAATCAGCCTGAATTTCTAACCAATACCATCCGAGATTGTATGCATATTCAGAAGTATCGTATTCTTTTAATCCGTGAGATGATTTTTTAAAATAAGGTTTCTCTGGTCGGCAATAAATTAATACCGCTAAGGATGCTCCAATTGCTATTACCGCATTTTCTCTCTTCATATATGGTTCCCGATTACTGATTCTTGCGTACATTAATTCGCTGATAAATGGAGTGCGATCTTGAATGATTGGATGATGAAAAAGCCTTACTGAAGTAAGACATCGCTGTACAAACTCAACGCGGCTTTGCGGCGGAGCGCCGAAATGATTGATTGGGATTTTTAAATCTTTAGCCAATCGCTTCGCCAGAGTAGTTTTTCCCGAGCCGTCCATACCTTCTATGATTATCATTTCTTTACCTTTCGCGCGTAATAACGACAAACGCAGGCAACGCATACATAACGATTTTCTTCTTTAACTTTGAGAATGTGAGAGACCATTCTATCTTTGCCGCATGTCGCGCATTTTTTTTTAGTCCTTCGTTGCATTTTAGAGGCTAATATTTGAATCTCTTCAATTGTCATTTCTATACCTCTTTATCGCATTGAGCAATGCTTGTTGTGTTTTGTCCTTTTGTTTCAACCGAAGCATTATTGCTTCATCAATCGTGTTTTTTGCGATTAATAAATGTATTCTCACTTGGCCAGTCACGCCTTGCCGATAGACTCGTTGGTTGAATTGGAGATAATTTTCAAGGTTGTCGGTAAGCGAAAACCAAATAACGTCATGGCCGCCATGTTGTAGATTCAGACCGTGTGCGATGCTCTGCGGATGACCGAGTAGAATCGGTAATTTCCCAGCGTTCCACGCCTCGACGATTTCAGCGCTTTTCACGCTGCTTACGCCCCCGCCGAGATAGGGCGTGCCTTTGCCGAATTTGTTGAGGAGTTGTGTTAGATCGTGCTTGTAGTAGTAAGCAATTAGAACTGGTTTGCCTTGCAGCTCGTCTATCAGCTCTTGGACGGCGTCGAGCTTGGCATGATGTAGGCTCAACGTTTTTCTTTTAGGCTGCTGAGATCGGGGGATAAGTGGGTCTGGCGGCTCGTAAAGACATCCGTTGGCAACCTGGCGACAGGCGTTATAAGCACTCGCCGCCGAGCCGAGTAAAACTGGTGTCTCATCGATTTCGGCGAAAAACTTTTGTTCTAATTTTTTATAGATCGCCATTGCCTTTGATGGCAATTGAATAGAGATTTGATTGTAGGTAATTGATGGTAGAGTTAAATGACTTTTTGCGTCAATGCGCATAACAAGTTTTGATATTTTCTTTTGGATCGCCTTATCTGCCCCAGGTTTTAAATTCCATTCTACGAATTTTCGATAAGAGACTGGGTAAAAATATCTATTCCGATAATGTGTAATATAGTAGCCTAGCGCTTCGCCTTTATCTACGATGTAGATTTGGCTGTATTGGTCCATTAACGAATTCGGAGCAGGAGTACCAGTTAGGATAATCCGACGAATAAAGCGATCGAGGTGTTTTCTGATCGTCTTAAATCGTTTCGCTTGATGAGATTTGAATTTTGAACTTTCGTCAATGATGAGCATGTTCCAATCGAAATCGTGTTCAAATAGCCAAAAGATGTTTTCGACATTGAGCAAATAAATGTCGGCTTTTCTCTTTGCGGCTTCGAGTCGATCCGGGCCATGAATAATTTCATATGAAAAATCATTGAATTGGTCCCAGTGTTTGATCTCAGCCGGCCAGACGATTTCGCAGACTCGAAGTGGAGCAATTATCAGCGCACCGCGGAATTTCGGATGATCTTTAAAACGCTTGATGACCGAAAGAGTTATCGCGGTTTTACCGAGCCCGGGGTCAGCAAAAATCCCTGCGCAGCGATTGTGTAGGAGAAAATCGATCGCGGCGCGCTGATAATCGTGGGGTTTGAAAATCATCGAAACGTTGGATGTCCACGCCGCTCAAACGCCCGATGAGTACATATCTCGCCGTGTGGACCGTCTAAGAAAGTCTCTTCTCCGGTTTTTTTGTTCTTCGTCCAGATAGCCCAGTTGGAATTTATTGGGCAGAATTCTGTGATATAACCACAAATACAATCGAATTGATCGTTGAGTACAAATCCTGGAAGACTACACCAAGGGCATTTTGTTGAATTCATTTTTTCTTCTTTCTAGGGTTTCAATCGTTTCCACTTTATTGAATCGCTGATTGCTTCGAGTTGTTCCGGCGTTATGACCTCCCAGAATGGTTTGTTGTTTCGGATTGATCGAACGACGACATTTCCGTCGACGAAACTCCTCACCTGATAGCAACCATTTACAGGATGATTCATTTTGACAAAAATAATCAGTGTGTCGCCGATTCTGAGATCGGCTATTTGCAATTTTTTCGAAGCCATGATACAGCTCTGTTTACTACTAGATTTCGTGGTACGATCCCTCTTCGGGCGATCGACGCGTGGACTTTGAGTTGCTTTCGAGCCACGTTCTGATCGCTTGCGTCGAGCCCGTAGTAATAGAGGCTCTCCACCATTTTGGTCAGATTTGGAATAGTCCCGTTATACCACCACTGAAGATAGATTTTTGAAGTCATCGCTCGGACTTCAATTCGCGTTCGTTGAGCATCCAACACGAGATACAGCGCCATGTCGGTTGGATTTGTCCCAAAATCAGCGACGTGTTGCGCTTCGTGCGTGATAGTAACAATTTGGCTGAATAGATCAGATTTCTTTCCTTGTCCGATTTCGTATGGTAGATAGACTTGATTATACAGAGTTGTCGAGTATTTCGTCATAAAAATTTTTGGATCAATTGGAGTAATTTTAGGCAAAACTCGGGCGATGATTTCCATCTCGATCGCGTTTTTCTTATCGACGATTGAAAACCCAAATGCTTTGCTTAAATACCGATGAAAATTTTGGACTAATTCCGGAGTCAAATTTTTATTCATTACACTCCTCATTCGGGACACATGTATGCGTTTCATACTCGGCGTCCCAGCAGCATTGCCAATTTGAGTCGACCTCAACGCAGTCCAGCTCGTTTTGCCACATACCGTCTGAGTTACATATCTGTACGACGTTATCAAGGCATCGAGTCTCCTCTGGATTGCATTCTTCACATCCTAGTTGTGTTAGGATGAGATAGAGTGAGATTAGGGTCAATGCGATTAGTTTGATCTGTTCTATCATTTTATTTCTCCTTTGGTTCGAAATCAGGACAGTCGCCTTCTCTATTAACGCTTTCACAATGCTGGATTCCTTTTTCTATTTCAGTATTTGAGACGTAACTTAATTTCTTATAAACCCTAGAGTTACACCAACCAGAGCCATATTCTAAATTAACTCCTTCAGAAAAAAGACAATCAATGCAGAATACTTTTTTCTTTCTAAACATTTTATTTCTCCTTTACAGTTTCGCCAGTAAATCGGCGAATTGCGATTCATCACTGATGACATAGACCTCAAAGCCGAGTGACTCTAGTCGGGCTTTAATGAAGTTTTGTTCGATTCGAATTTTTTCATTTTTGCGTTTGAACTCAATAAACACCGCTCGGCCACCCGGTAATAGGACTATACGGTCTGGATAGTGACGCTCATATTCCTTTAAAATCAAGCAGCCGGTTTTGTTTTGAATTGCACTAAGGCACTTCTTTTCGATTTCTTTCTCTAATTTTTCGTTCCACACGATCGCCTCTATAGATTCCTGTCAGGTCTATTTGTCCTTTATTATATCGTTCAACCCAAGCCTTCGGGACGAGCCAACCGGTGCCGTCAAATCGTATCGCCCCATCGACAGCGCCTTTTTGCAGGTAACTGTAAAACGTACTGGTTTTGATACCGGTCAGCTCGATGGCGTCCTTGACTGAAACGAAATTTAACAAATCAATTTTCATGTTTTCGATATCTCCTAATTGCCCTCTCGTATTCGTGCCAACGCCAAGCAAGAAATGGTTTGTGTGGTCCACATTTTCCACAGCCCATCGCATTTAGCGCGTCCTTGATATGCCCGTGGCACATTGTCAGAGCACGTTTCAGATGCCTAACTCCGGCGCGTATTTGCTCGTGGGGATCTGCGAGGTCAAAGCCCTTCGCGTATCGCGGCATGATTTGTAACAAACCGACTTCGCCGAGCTTTCCTTGCGCTTTATAATCCCACGATGACTCACGGGAAATCATTACTGCGATGAGTAGTGGGTCAATTTTGTCTTCGCATTCGACGATGATTGTCGGGATGTAGGTCATGGCCTCTTTCTGGCGATTCGGATACAACTCAAGGTAGTCGGAAATATATGCCTGTAATTCTTGCGTCATATCCGCGTTAGTTGGTATGACAAATAACAAATTCAATGCAATTAACAAATATTTCATTCTTCGATTTCCTTTCCGATTTCGGCTACAAATTTTGCGATTATGTCACGTAATTTATCCTCGTTGATAAAAATCCCAAATGCGCCGGTCGAACCGACTGAGATCACGATACCGTTTTTTTCGGGCTCGATTGTTGCCCACTGGTATCCGCTGTGATTCAGCGGCATTTGGACTCGTTCGCCTTTGCGTACTACTTTAATTTGAAATTCGTCTTTCATTTCCGATACCTTTCTCCGCGCCAACCTTCGGCGTCAATTAAACAACTCTTTGCCCAAGATGGTCTTTTGCATAACAGCGATACAAATTCATCGATTGATCCAAAACCCTTTGGAACCTCTGAGACCACTTCGTCATGGACGGTCATGACTACAGGATACCCGGTCGCTTCGACTCTGAGCATTCCGAAAGCCATGATGTCACGAGAGATTGCTTGCACTATGTTTTCTGTGAGTTTCCCGCCATATGTCTCTTCTCGTACCCATTTTCGTGTTGTCGGATTCGTACTCATATAGGACAATGCGGGCTCGTGGAATCGGTTCAATGTTAGCTCTGGATCACAGTAGTGTAGGGGTCTACCGCTTGGCAGTTTTAGTTGCAGAAATCGCCCGTGTTTTGAAAATAGACCATTCATGTTGATCGCTTGTTGATTTATCTGCCACCAATAGCGTACGACTTTTCTGTATTTTTTTCGATAGATCGAAACCGTTTTTTCAGCCAAGGAATAGTCGATTTCGATTCCGAAATTCGAGCATGTATTGAAAAACTTATCGACACCCATACCATATCCGAGACCAAGGATGGCAGTTTTACCGAGTTGCCGTTGGACCTTTGAGACTTTTTCTTTTGGTATCTCATAGATCGCTGCGGCCATGTCGACATAGAGATCAACGCCTTGTTCAATGAGTTTCAGTGCGTCTGTGTCGTCAACCAACCAGAGTAGGACGCGAGCTTCGATACTGGCATAGTCCGCGCCGATTAAGTCGTTGCCGGGCGCGGCACAGAGTGTTGAGCGCAAGGCCGAGCTGAGCGGTGTGACAGGACTACTAAAGAGATATTGTAACTCGGAGACGTCCTGTCGCTGAATCGCCGGAATGGCCAATAACTCAATATCGACGCGATCGAAATCCGGTTTATAGAAGTTTTGTGGTTGGATTCCCACACCTGTCCATCGGCCTGTGTGTGCACCATGGTAGAGTAGAGTGTCTCGGATTCGCTGATCTTCATCGGCCGCACGGTCAATCATTGCGGTGTACTTTTTTGTCGAAGCCTTGCTGTGAAGCTGCCTGATCTCAAGGACTCGACGCGCGCTCGGGGTTAAATCATCTCGTTTGAGCGCATCCGTAACAGTCTCGGCCTGCATATTCGGTAGTCCTAGATTCTCACCGACTAGCCAATCGAGTATTTTTGTGGTCTGTCCGGGCGTTGACACGTCGCCGCCGGTCAGTTGGTATAATTCGGCACAGGCGTCGCTTTCCAGCGTCTTGACAATCTCCACGGCGCTCTGAGCAAGCTCTATGTCGCAGTAGACACCTCGGCGGTTTATCTCCTGATCGAGTAACCAGATCTTCCGCTCGGCTGGCGGTAGATCGTCGAGCGCTTGACTCAGGGCATATTCAACCTCAACGTCTTTCTTGCAGTAATCATAGAGCTTCTCAAGCCGTTTTTCATCGTCGAACCATTTTGGCCCGCGCCCGGTCTTTTTCCAATTTGGCCGGGGTTTGGCCATCTGTTTCATTAGGCGCGAGCCTTCCATATCCTTTTGGACATCCAGACTCAATGCCAGTGCCGCCTCTTCGAGTTTTCGAGGCAGGCCATGATAGGCGGCCTTGGCAGCGCTGCAATACCAGCGGTCTGGGGGCACGACCGGCCAGCCGTAGCGCGGCACCATGATGTTGTGCCAGATCGCGTATTCAAAAAAAGCGTTGTGAGCTTCGAGTTTTTCAAATCGAGAGATATATTTGATGAATATGTCTTTATATTCTTCCGGATCCTCGGGGAATTTCAGTTCGTTCCAAATTTGGTTAACTTCTTCACGAATAAAAATATCAGTCGGCAAAGAATCAATTTCATAAGCCATGCACAATACTTCTGTGCTCGGATGTTGGCTATACTTCCAAGCCCCGACCCGTTTTAAATCCAACTCGCTACGCGTTTCAAAATCGATGTAAATCATTTTTTCGTCCATTTATTTTTCAAGTCCGGTTAACAGACTTGAGATCACGCCCAATGCCATTTCTCAGTGTCGCGCTTTCCATATTCAGATTCATCAGTCATCTGCAAAACAGTATCGCCCATTGACGAAAGATGCTCACATGACATATCAGCAAGATGTTCCCAATCGTCTTCGTCAATATCATCTTCGTGATCGAATACTGCACAAACGTAATATAGACCAGGCGCATTTTGTTCTTCAATTCGTACTGCATTGAAGAAATCTTCAACGCACACTTGCGCTTTCCAGCATGCTTCGAAACCAACATCCTCACAATCACCAGTATCTTTAAATGCAATAGGCAATGTGCGACCATCCATTATAATACCAATGGGCCAGTGGTGTTTAATTTAGAACCCCCGATGACACATAAATATCATTTCACTTTTCGCCATCATATACTCCTTGTCTTTTTGCGCATTTTGGGCATCGTATCTCTTCATCTTTGTTGTATATCCATGCCTTTATGAAACCCATCCCATGGCATTCATCACAATCTTTATCCCAACTACACACGGAATCGGTGTGTAGTTGTACTGACCCATACAGCATGGCATTAGCAAACTGAGCTGTGTCTGGGCAATTTATACATTTTTCGACGATCAATTTTAAACCTGTTTCATAGTAATTACACCTGGATTCAAACACACCTTTTTCATGCGTGAGTTTAGTAACTACCCGTTTCCATGACTCTATTTCTGGGTCTATTTTATTCAAAAATGACTTGATATATGCTATTGAATTTCTAACCTCATCCGTATAGCAACAAGGTTCTGGATCTTCATCCCAATCATCCAAGCACTGCAAAATGTCTTCAATATACTCTTTGGCAGCATAATTTTTGCACTGTATGCAATCAACACC